CCAGACTCGTCCCCGTACCACATCTGGTCCGTGCTCTCCCGCCTTTCCCGTCGCTCGGGCTCCTCTAGCTGGGGGATCCTCGCGTCGGCAGTGGTGATCGAGAACTCGCACCTCTCGAAGAACCTGTGCGACTGCCCGAACAGGCCTACCACCCCGCACATTCGGTCGGCCTCGTAGCCCATCATTTCGGCCCACATCCTCTTGAACTGGATGTTCCACCTCGACATATCCGTCTCCAGGAGCCATGTCACTCCGCCGGTCGCCGCAGTCATGGCGTGGAGCGTGCGGGCGAGTTCCGCGGATGTCATCGCCATCGAGGTGTACGGGAGGTAGGGGAAGAGGTGTTCCTTCACGTTCTCCTGGATGATGGACAGCACCAACCGCACCTTGTAGTGGAGGATCGTATACGCCCGTGCCTCCGCCTTGAACTCGCCCCCTTTGGGCGCCAACCCAGCCGCAAAGACGTCGGCGCTCATCTCGTCCCGGGCGAACGCCTCAACCTCATCCCTCGTCACGATGGTGGGAGACTCCAAGATTCGAGATATGAGTCGACGAATGGTGGTTCGACTCAACTTCCCGGCATAAGCGTCCCCTTTAAGGGCCCTCCCCTCGTTCGAAGCCTTGTCCGCAATGAGGTCAAGGTAGTCGTCATGGTACGAGAACTTGGCGATATCCACGATGCTGACCCCATCCCAGTCGGTCAGGGGGTACGACTTGTCCGCGATGTTGAGTTTGTTGGCGGAAGCAAATCGGCGGAGTAGTGAGCGGCGGGAAGATGTGCCCCAATCAATGGAGGGCCATGTCCCGTGCTTCGCGATGTAGTTCTTGAGGATTAGGTGCTTGAATATCCTCACCGTGGCCATCACCGCGGGCGCTTCGGTGGTCTGGGGGGCCGCGCCTTGTCGCCTGGAGCTCCCCCCCGAGGTGGTCGGGTCGACGAATGGGTAGCCGCAGAATCGCAGCATTCCCGAGACCTCACATGCAGCCTCGGGTGTCTGTATCCGCACTGTGATGACCTCCAGCTCGTCCGTTGAGGGGGTCGCCCCGTCTGTCCGTAGTTCCCGTTCCTTCACCCGGAACTTCTCCAACATCCGCTGGTACCCCGATGCGCGGCCCACTGGGTCTGCACGTGCCACGGTGTTCCCCCGTGCCTTCGCCACCGCCTCGATGCCCTTCGCGATGGCGTGTCCGCGGCCTCCGTATCGGTCGATGGTCCTCCACTGCCACTCGGCGATGTCCAGCCCTGTTTGCGCACTAACTTCCGGCGCCTGCTCCCCGATTCGCAAGATGTCGATCCCCAGGGCGAGCTTCGCGAGGTGCTCCACCGCCTCTAGGGCAGCTAAGAAGACGGGGATCGTCCCGTACCGGAGAGACCCGCCTCGTATCAGGGCGATCCCGTTGCTTGTGACGACGAGGGTAGCGTCACCTAGGGGGATCCTGGTGTATGTGCTTCGGGTGAGAGTGGCAGATCGTAGTCGGTCGTATGGGCGCTGGAGGTGGAGCCACCCCCCCCATAACTGCCGGCATAAGGGGGAGAATTCGGATGTTGGGGGGCCGGGATCCACCGATCGGTCTCGCAGAGCGGACCTCATCATCTCATACGCTTTCAGCGATGCGGCGATGCGAGGAGTATTGGCGTGGCGTCGCCCGTGAGCGACGGCCCCTCGGATGATGGATATCATATCACTCTCGGTCATTGGCTCGTAGGTCTCAGGGGAGGCGCGGATTTCCCTCGCATGATCCCGCTCGTAGCCCCGTAATATTTCCCAGAACCGGTGTTCGCGCGCTAGTGAGGCACCGGAGCGAATTTCCGGGTGCGTTTTGTCTCCTCTGGCCGCCATCCCGAGCTTTATAAGGCCGGTCGTGGTGATCGGGGTGTCGCCCAATCGGGCCTGCATGGGCTCTACGCCGGGGTCGAGCGTCGCGGGGCGGTCCTCCTCATCCCCTGCAGACG